GACCTATTAGATGCAGTTACCCTTTTTGCAGCTAACATATCGTCCCAGTAATATGATTCTGGTGCGACACTATCTATTGGTGCTGGGGGAACACTATCTGCACTTGCACCTTCAGATGTCCAAGGAGAATGTTTTCCTACGAATACATAGTAACTACTTGAAGTTAAATCTGAAAAAAAGATGTCTGCGTTTGACTGTCTAAATTTTTCTGTAATTATTGCTGCCATTGTTTTTTCCTATAATCTTATTTATTGTGCTGGATATGTTGCACTAAGTTCAAGCCAATCATTACTTGCGTTTGCATTTGATGCTACAGCTGCACCTGCCATAGTATAAAACTGTATAGAAGTTCCATTTTGACCTATGTAACAAGTGTCTATTGTATTATTTAAATAAGTGCTTAAAGTTGAATATCCTATTGACCCAGTACCATTGCCATAACCATTATTAGCAGTTTGTGAAGTAAAAGGTAATCCAGTTATAACAAAATTAGCTCCAGCATTTGTACCATTAAATCTCATAGAAAGAAATATATGAACAGCTTCTCCTACTTTAGTATAAGATGCTTTTACATAATTAATGTTAACACTTGTAAAACCACCACCAATTACTGGAGTCCATGTGCCTTCTTCATAATCGTCAAGGACGTTAGCTGCAGTATTGTTTACACCAACACCAAGAGCAATACCATCAGAAGCAGCTAAGACACCATTAGAATGTAATCTTAATTGTTCTGCACCATTAGATGACAATGATAAACTGTCGATTGCATGATTATATTGTATAAGACCTTGAGCATTACTATCTTCATCACCAAAGAATATGTTACAATAATTTGCATTATTACTAATTATACTCATACCAACATTAGCTGAAGCATCTGCACCAATAAGCACTAACTCATCTGCACTTCCATTTGCACTAGTAGATACTTTAGTCATGCCAGTATGACCAATAGTTAGACTTCCATTGTTTGCAGAGTTTTTAGAGGTTACTCCAATAGCTACATTTTCGCCACTATCTATTGTTAAAGCAGTAGCGTCTGCATTGTCATCTATACCAGTAGATGAAAATGTAGTTAAAGGATAGTTTATTTTTGCACCAGTTACAGCATCATCTGCAATATCAGCAGTCGCAATTGCACCGTCAAGTACTGCACTAGATTTAATTGTATCAATTGCCATTATTTACCCCTTATGAAATTGTTGTACCATTATTCATGATTGCTTTCCAACCAAGTGTATTATGATATACTAATATTACACTATCACCAGCATCATTGAATACAATTGTTGTACCACCAGATAAAGTTGCTGGGGTAAGAGTTGCATCTCCACCATCTACAACCATAGTAATAATTTTTACTTGTCCAGCAGTTCCGTTTGCAAGTGAAAACGCTTGAGCACCAGTTGTAGTAATTTCACTAATCAAAGTTGTAACACTAAGTGCAACAGAAGAACCAGCACCAGATGCAGCGTTTACCCCACCAATAATTGCACCATTAAGAATACCACTAAAGGTAGCTGCATTAATTGTTGGGTTGGTTAAAGTTTTATTTGTAAGAGTATCAGCAGATATCAATGAAACCAATGTAGAACTTGCACCAATAGGAAGTAACATTGTGTTTGTTATTCCAGCACTATGTGGTTGTGCTTTAAGTGTTTGTCCGTGTGAGTTATCACGACAGTTAAGTACAATCTGACCTTCAACTGCACCACCACCTCTAACTTCAACAATTTTAGTAGCAGGGTCTATAACTAAGTTTCCACTTGCAGTTGTAGATGTTCCACCAAATATTGGTGAGGTCAAAGTTTTGTTTGTAAATGTAGTTGTACTAGTTGCAGTAACAGTAATATCAGACGTTAATGCAACCGTTCCAGCAGTAGATGGAAGTGTTACAGTAACATCTGCTGTAGAAGCAGGGCCGATTAAAGTAACTTTATTTGTACCATTATCACTATCTTCAAAAAACTCTACAAAACCAGCACTTGTTGCACCATTCTTTAGTTGCACTCCAGCATTTACAACTGGTGTTGTTAAAGTTTTATTTGTAAGTGTATCTGTAGATGTTCTCGCAACAAGTGTATCAGCACCAGATGGAATTGTTACAGTTCCACCATTTGTGATAGATGCAATAGTTGGTGTAGTTAATGTTTTATTCGTAAGTGTATCAGTTGTAGCACGACCAACAATAGTATCAGTACCAGTAGGAAAAGTCAAATTGGAAAGGGCTGACCCATTACCTAACTTGGTGTATAATTCTACAAAATTGTCATTGACCTTATCTGCTCCAACTCTAAGTGTATCACCAGTTCCGTCATTTGCAGAACTTCCAATACCTATTGATTGATATGCCATGTGAGTCTCCTAAATTCTTTATTATTTATAATGTTTATTTAACCAACATCAAACTTTGTTGCTGTTGAGTCAAAGTTAAGTTCTTCATCAAATGATGTAAATAATGAGCCAGGCAATGTTCTAGAGAACGAACCACCAACGTCTTCATCAAACCTATCTCCAGTTCCATCAAAAGTTTTAAATGTATTACTAAATGCGTTAACAGATGGGCCACCAGAGAGTTTTATCTCGCCTGGGGGTGGAACATTTATTCTTGTAGTAAATGCAGTTGATGGTATCTTTCCATTTGTATCTGATACTGCATCTATTCTTGTATTCTTAAATTGTTCAATAGTAAAATAGTTATCATTAATATCCCCAACTGGTGCAGCTGCTTTATTAATGCCTGGGTAGGTTGGACTATTGGTTATTGCAACCTTTGGACTAATTGCAAATGCATACTTTGGTAAGTTTTCTAAAGTACTACCTATTCTCATATCAGTCATATCTCTAGTAACACCAACACGAACAGTATTAATTCTTGATAATGTAACATCTCTTGTTCCACTTGTCAAGTTAGAATGTGTTTCTGCGTCACTATTTGCACTTGCTCTTAATGATGTACCATCATCAACCGTACCAAGTCTTCTACCAAATACTGCACTAAAGAGTGTTGTCAATGTAGATGCAAGTTCTGGTGTAAATGATTCTAGTGTCTGTGCTGTAATTCTTGCAGACACACGACTTTTAACTTCAACTTCTCCAAAGACTGCCCAACCAGATGGGTGTACCGTTGAACGAATAGAGTCTCTCCAAGTCTGAATTGATTCACCTACTTTTACAACATATGAATAATCTTGGTAATAAAAACTATCTTGTATTCTCATAACGTCAGAAGATATTTTCCCTGCTTCAGTTAAGAAATCACCGACTGTGGTTGCAGTCGTATCGACAACAGCAGTCAAAGATGCAGTATCAATATTTGCAATCTTTCCAGATGCACCACCAGCTGCAACTGTATCTCCTACTGACAATGTTGCAGATGTAGTCATAGATAATAATTGTCTGTCATTATCAAATGCAGATATTATTCCAGAGTGTGAAGTCATATTTGCACCAGCAACAAATGTTCCAGATATATCTTCTACAATTGCGTGTCTTTGTGCGTTAAAGGTTGGTGCAGTTGCGTAACTAAAACCAATATTATTAATTACTATTGAACCAATAGAACCTATACCAGAATTAGAAACTGCTTTTAGATTTGCACCACTTCCACCAGTAGTTGATATACTAGAAATAATTGGTAGTTTATTATATGCACCACCACGATTAATTAAACGAATATCAGTAATAGAACCCTTTTCAGAATTAGGTAAAGTTGCTTCCTCTAGAACCATTTTAATACCGTCATATGAATCACCATAAAACTGTTGACTTTCTGGTTCAAGTGTGATATGGTCAGTCGCAACCATTCCGTATGCAGATAAACTGCCTGTTTCTGGTGCGATTGCACCACCAACAACTTGAACATCGGCTGCAACATTAATACCATCAGTTCCAGTATTAGAAAAATTAATTGTATCACCTACTGCATAACCAGTACCAGCAGTATCAATTATAATATCATCTATTAAACCAGAGTCAATTGTTTCAATTCTTGCAGTACAAGTATTACTTGAGTTAGCAACATTACCTACAGTAATTGTTTGACCCACAGTATAATATTGTCCACCGTTATTAATAACTGTTCTGGAAACAACACTTAATAAAGTAAATGATACATCACCATCAGTAATAGCAGATGTACCTTTAATTGTTTCACCATCTATAAAAGTATTTGATTGGGTTGCTTCATCAATTTCTATTTCAATAATGGTGGTTTCTGATTCTCTAAAACTAACTACAGATGTTGGTATTGCAGTTGCAAGAGAAGTTTGTCCAGTAATTGTTTGTCCAACTAAATCTGTAACATCACCAGATACACCCAGAACTCTCATAATCTTTTTTCGTGTCCACTTACCATCAGATACACGAATTAGATTTTCAGTTGGAAATGAGATTGTTGGTTCTTCATTAAGAAGAAGTCTAAAAAATAATTCATGTCCTTTTTTAGTTCCTTTAGAAATATAAAGGTCACGAATGTTTTTTACTAAATTTCTTTTATTAACATTTGCACTAATATTATCAACCATACCCTCAAGAAATGAATCTCTAAATCTATCTAAAAATTCATATACAGTTGCATCAATATTTGTATAGTTTAATAGTTGTTGAATAGAAGATACTGGGTTAGCTCTATAAGTTGCAATCGTTCCAGATGAATTAGAAGTTGAACCAGTAATAGTTTCTCCCACTATAAACCTAGTTTGTGAAGAAACAAATAATCTTGCAGACCCATCAACATCATCAACAAGAACAGTTGCAGTTGCACCAGAGGTTTGACCAGTTATAGTTTCTCCTAAAACAAACTTAACTTCAGAATCTTCAAGAACAACTTTATCATTACTTTCATCAACTACAAAGTTAACAGATGTAGTTTCTTGACGAAGATAATTATTAACTTCAGTAAAAGTTATTTCTGCACTTTCTAGAAACTGATAATATGCTTTAACGAATTTTGCAAAGTCTGGATGGTCTGCTTGAATAAATCCAGGCAGTTGTGTCTGCACATGAGTAGATACTTTATTTTTTAATACTACGTCTTCATATGACATTTTTAATATCCACTAGATGAACCATTACTACTTGAACTAGAACTTGAAGAACTAGTGGAAGATGTTGAAGTTGAACTTGTTGTAGAACTAGAACCAGTATATGAACTTGTTGTCGAAACACCAACACCAGCAGCAGAACCACCAGTTGCAATCGTATCAATATTTGAACCGATTGTTAAATTATTTGTATCTAGTCTTAGGACTTGATTTCTTACACCGATAACATCATTTGAATCTGGTGTTACAATTATTCTAATTGAAGTTGAAGTTGCACCGTCAATATTTGATATTGATGTAATATTAAAGTTTGTTAAAATAATCTCACCAGTATCATAATCAATAGTACCAGCAGTACTATCTTTATAAGTTGTAGTTGTACCATCAGTTAAATAAAATAATCTGACATTACCATTACCATCATCATTTAAAAACATCTCATTTTCATCTCCAGATATTGTAAATCCAGATGAACTTACAACACCACCAATATCAGAACTATGTCCACCATGAGGGTTATAGATTGCATTAGTAAAAGGTACAGTATATTTTGTTTCTTTATTTAAAGTTGGTGTAAAGTTTTTACTCAACTTAACAGTTGTAATATTTGAAGTAATTGCATCATCAGTATTATCAACCAAGCTTGTAATCAATGAATGTCTAAACGAACTATCAAAATTACCTAAAGTATTTGTATTATAATTTGTTAAAACAGTTCTTACATTTGAAGTAAGTGTTTCAGATGTTTTTACTGTATTCTTTGAGTTATATTGAAAGTTAACATTTAATCTTATATCAATATATTCTGGGTCAACAATAACTGGAGTCACAGATGTTACTGTATAATCATTTTTTAAATCTCGTACAATTTGTTCTTTTGCAGATGCAGTAATAGAACCTTGAGTTGGTACAATAGAAATATAAACTCTACCATAAACTGGTATATCATTATCTTCTCCACCATATACTTGTACAGATTTCGTATTTGCATATACTTTAGGAATAATAGATTTATAATCATTTGATGTAACTGCTCTACCTTGAGATGCAAAATCTAGAGGTGCATTAAATTTAATTGATTGTATACTTTCTCTATTTGCACCACCGTTTGCATTTCCAGTTGTAAGAATACTTAGATTAGTAATACCAGAAATTGCAGTTGAAGTTGTAAAGGAAGATGCACCATCAGCTGCATCTCTATTTGTTACGACATATTTCATTCTAACAATATTACCATCAGATAATTTCTTTCCTACTACACCGTCTCCAAAATAGATTTCAAATTTATTATCTGCACTTTCTTGTAAAAAGAAAACTTCAGAAGTTGCACTTACTTGTGTAATATCGGTTGCTTGAGTATATGTTGTTGAATTAGTTGAAGATGCACTATTAAATACTTCAACTGTTAAAGTTGTGGTATCTGCATTTTCATCATTAAGAATATATTTTTGTTCTATGTTTTGTGTATCAACTGTATAACGGTTTGTTACATATGTACCCTCATAGATTGGAATATTTGTAAACTTTATAATTCCATCTACAACATTTGTATTGTGTTGAGAAACAGTAACAAACTGATAAGACACACTATCAATTGTTGTATTAAACACAAACCCAGCAGGGATAGTTGCAGATGCTAATGCACCGATATTATTTAAAGTAATGTCAATAGTTGCAATAGGAGCTCTAGGTGAATTTGGAATATAACCTAAAGTCTTTGCATGAGATACTACAGAAGAACGAATTGATGCAGTATCAAGAAATGATTCGTTTGCAGCCATATTTAAGTTCATAGAAAGATAGTGAGTATTATACGCAAGAACATCTAACAATGCATTTATACCAGAACCCTCAAAATCATAATCAGTAAACTCTGATTGATTTCTCATAAATGTTTTTAAGTTTGTTTTGATATCATCAAAATCTAATTCTGTTACATTAAGTCTTTTGTCTGTACTTGCCATTATCTTAATCTCTCTAATGCAAATGTAATGTCTGTTAATTCATTTGGTGAGTTGACAATATAAAATTCTATAATAACATCAAACCTATTATTGTCACCATTAGGAATTACGGTAACTCCTGCTAGATTGACTCTTGGTTCAAAGTTAACGATTACATCTTTTATTTTTCTTTCTAGTGCAGCTGCAGTAAATGGTGAAATATTTTCAAAAAGTAAATCACGAATACCAGAACCAATCTCTGGGTGGAAAGGTTTTTCGAAATAATTATATTGTATTAAATTACGAACACTTCTCTTAACAGCAGCTGCATCAGTAATAGGTGATATATCTTTTGTAATAGGATGTCGAGTAAAATTAAGATTTAAATCTTTATATTGTTTTACTGCACGATAAGAATTATTAGTTCTTTCTGCATCTCTATACGCTGACTGAACTGCCATTTACATTCCCCTTTGAGTTATTTATTACTACCCACCAGCAAACACATTTGGAGAACCACCAGCGACAGATGTACAAGTAGGGTCACCTATTCTTCCACATTGTTTACCGTTTACAAATACCGTAGATGAACCACTTGATATTGGAGCTGCGTGTGACGGACATGGAACGCCTGGAAGTTTATGCCCAGTATTGACATCTCCTTGTCTAGAAATACCAATACTATTTGCAAATACATTTCCAGACCCAACTGCTCTAGTCATACCAGAACAATGTGGTACGTCTGGGTCACCTATTCTAGTTACTGCTGGCACTTCTTGTTTCTCCAAGTATTTGTTCTCTAGTTTCTTCAACCATATGTTCAAGTGTTGAAA